AGTTAATCAGTGGCTCGTCGATCTTGCTGATGCCAGTCTTGTAGTCCACCTGAAGACCGACGTTTCCTTTCCAAGCTACGATGTCGGATGTGCCGAATGTCGGTGTCTCGCAATCGAGATCCAGTACAAGGCGCATCTCACGATTGATCGTTACGCCGTCAGTACCGCCGAAGACGTTCTGGAAGACCTCATCCTCTTCAGCCACCATGCGCTCGTAGATCTGTACTTCGTCGTCGTCCATAAGGGCGGACGGATCGCGTACCTCAAGTGCCTCATGGATGCGTGTGCCTTTATCGGAGGCTGCGTTCTTTCCTTCTTTGCCGTGATATCCGGCGCAGAGTGAAACATACTTGAGAGATGAAGGGCCGAACTCAGCGTGTGCTCGTTCGGAGTGGTCTGGTGTACTGGTTTCTGGATTCATATTTGCGCGTGAAGTGTGTCCAGAGACAAACGCTTTTGTTCCAACTTGTCAACAATTTTTTCTTCAATTGTTTGTGAGGTGACCAAAACCCTTTGAATTGCGGGGCTTTTGGCATTTGCACGGTGGATACGGCCCAACGTTTGGATGTAGTCTTTGACGTTAAACGTCGGCGAAATGAGGCTCATCCTCGGATGCCCACCTTCTGTGTCGTGTAATGAAACGCCTACACCTCCGGCTGCGATGTTGCAGATGATTACGTTTGTCTGGTTTGTTTGGAACCTCTGCACGTTATCTTCCCGCACCGTTGCAGACTGACCGCCTACAATTACAGATGCGTCCTTAAACAGATTGGATAGCAGTTTGACGGTATCTACAAAGTTTACAAACACAGCGACACTGAACCCTTCAGCGCACGCATCTTTAATCATACCAGAAATATCAGGTACTTTTGCAACTTCGGCAAGTTGACGGGCGCGTAATATCTCGACAAGCACATGTGAGCTAAGTCTCCCCTTCTCCAGCAACTCGTCGATAATTTCACCTGTAAGCTCTAGGTCATCGTAGTATCTATCGATGTAGAACCGCGAAGAAAACTCAAGTGGTTCCGTGATAACATGGTTATCGGTAAATGCGGAAGGTAGATCGGACGGTACTAGCTTTACGCAGTTTCTGGTATAGAGTTCCTTGTTAAGCGGGACGAGCTTGGCTATAGGTCCGGCTACCCAGTTGTGCCACTGGTCTTTTCTACACCCGTACTGCATCATCCACGAGGGCCAGCTTTTTAGTTTGCCGTCTGCTTTATTAAGGGAGTGCAGACCCAACGCAAAACCCAATGAACGCATCTCTGTAGGGTCCTGACAAGCGGTGGCGGATAACAGCAGGTTGTGGTATCCAGCTTGTTTTGCCGATACTAGCATCTGCGAGTTCAGACTAAACGGAGATTTACACTTGTGGCATTCGTCCCAAATAATAAGAGTGTCTGGCGGTAGGTGCCAACGGAATATTTTCTTCCCTATCTTTGTGATGTACTGAGTACCTAACTTAAGTTTCTCGTAATTAGTAACAAAAATAGGTACAATGCCCACCTCTCGAAGTTCACGCTCCCAATGGGGGATGACAATCTTCGGGCAGACAACGGCTACAAATTGTTTGAACTCTTTAGCTACGCGACAAGCAATGACTGTCTTGCCGACTCCGGTATGGCTGGAGTCCAAAGCACAGCGGTGGTCTGTTAGTGCACGCAAAATAAAATCAACAGACTCTTGTTGTTTCGGGAAGAGCGTTTTCATTCTGTTGTAATGATAAGGAGACTATCGTTGCGGTCAATCGATACAATCTTTTTGTCGGGCAGCTTTGGGTGATACTCCCGCAACGATGTGCCAACGTTAATGAATGGCCCACCGGACGGATCGACGAACTCAATTTGCGGCACGCCGCCAAAGCGAACCATTGGGTTCACAAACGATAGTAGATACTTCTTCGGTTTTAGTTTGGTTAACGTGCAAGAGTGCCCGCTTCTTCCGATAATCTTAAATGGTTCAATCTTTTTCATAATTTCTCTGACCTTTTAATTACGGTGTGTAAATCTTTGACGGATTTGACTTTGATGGTCTTGTTATCGATGTCGGCTTCGAGTCCGTTTTTGCCGTACTCGTTATCGTGGATAAACCACCCGATCCAGTCATAAGGATCTACAACACAAGTAGCGGCTTCGATAGTCCGCCATACAGTTTCAAAGAGCGGTCCGGTAAAATCAATAACACCGACTCTTTCGGCGTCGCGGATTATCTCATCAAGTTTCTTTCGGTAATGAATTATGTCTTCTAGTTGTTTTAGTGTCATGGTACTTGTTTCTAATTTTGCGTTTGATGATGTCGAAGAGAGACATGTGTGCGATAATTGTATCGAAATGTCGAAGACTTTTTTCGCACGACGGACAGACAGGTTCTCTCAGCCGTTCATCCGGTGCGTTGTTACGGCGTCCCTTTCGACCGCACACCTTACAAGCGTAGCGGCGTGACGGCAGATTAGTAGTACTCTGGTGGTTTGACATATCTGAAGGGGTTTCCGCTTTTGGGTGGCTCTTCACCGTCCATCCAAAACGTTGCTGCTTTGGTTGTTCTGGCAAAGCCGACACATTTCAGGATCTCAAAAGACTCTGACGGGTGTTGTTCGCAGAGACGCATGGCTTCTGCGTGTGCGGCTTCGAGTGTGGCGTGACGCACTCGTGGTGCGCTATTGTTGTATCGGTATACGTAGTAGTATGGTTTCATTGGTTCTGATTAGTTTTCAAAGTAACATTGGTCGTGTTACTTTGAATGGTTTAATGTTACTTGCTTTTTCGGTTTGTTCGTTTATCGTATTCTGTGATTTGTTTGATCCGTTTTTCACGGTTCCTTTGGTAGTAAGCTCTGTGGTAGGCGTTGTTGCACTTGATGCAATCGACCCGTCCAAAGTAGTATTCTCTTTCTTCCTTGTGCTCGCCACACTTTGTGCAAGCCTTAGTTGTAGTTTTCATCCCTGAAAAGTTTATTGAGTTTGCTGACAGCTTTGCCGGAGTGGATGACGTTGATGTCGTTGTAAAGCTCAATCAGCAATCCTCGAAACTCGTCGCGTTGCTCAGTAACTGACGCAAGCGTGAGCCGTTCAAGTTCGAGTAGTTTTTTATAGTACTCTACTTTGTCGGTCGTCGTCATTTCGTCAATTATCATGGCTCCCTCCTTTCACGGCGGCGAGGGCGTCTTTGGAAATCCTTAGTGATTCATGGAAGTCATCTCCATCATGCGACACGCGCTCTTTGTTAATGTCATCTAGTACATCGACTAGTTCTCTTCGACACATGAATAAAGCATAAGCCAGCCTGTCGCGTTGCTCTGTCACGGTGGCGAGTTCGCGTTCGAGCTTTCCTTGCGCCGCTAGCTCGTCCTCCATTTTTTCGCACTCCGCCAGCAAAGCATCAATCCTGTCTGAGTTGTCGCGGCGTGACTTGTGGTAAGCGTTGTTTGTTCTTGGGTATTTCATTTCTCGATGTGATTCCTCATATTGATATTTTTCTTCCTCGTATCTCAGTTGTTCGTCGCTCATTTTAGGGTTTCGTAGGTTGTGATTTCACGGCGGCCTGAATGACATCGCGTGTATTTGGTGTGTCACTCATTGTTTGGTCGGATTGTTTTTCATCAACGTCTTTGCCGCAATCACGACAATAAAAACCCATCGGTACAGAGCGTGAGAAGTACGGCTCATTGTTGCTGTCGCAGTGTGGGCAATAGACGTGATTCGTTTTTGGTGTCCTGCCCATTATTTCAGTTTCTCGATTTCTTGAATCAGCTTGCCCACAGCCTTCGCGATGTGGGGCCACTCATCAAGGTCAAAGCGAAGATTTTTTTCATCGCCCTCATCTGGAAATTGTCTAATTTCAATAAACGGTCCAGCGGCTTCGTCCACAATGCTGATCTCTGTGGCTTGATGGCTGAAGATTGGCTCGCCTTTTGGCAGTACGGTTATTCTTGATGTTATTGTGTTCATGTTCCTGATCGGTGTCATTTAGTGTTTAGTTGTGTCTGTTTCCTGTTTAGTTCCCGTTAGGGAATGGAGCCCCATGAAAGAATCGAACTTTCGTTAGATGATTACAAATCAACCGTTTTACCATTAAACTAATAGGGCTTGAAAGATGACCTCTACCCTTAAACCGACTTTCACTGGTTAGACCACTTCGCAAAATTTAATTTGCTTCGATGGTAGAGGCTGCCGATATATCGTTACACGAATACATTAGCAAAATATTAGATGCAGTTGTCCTCAAGGAACTCACGCTTGAACATGGACTCCGTGATATCAGGATGCCATGCCATGTAAGTCATTACGGTGCGAAACACTGTAATGAGTTCGTCTAGCGGAGCGTCTCGCGGAAACGAGAACTCCATCTTGCTTCCTTCATGTGGAATCTCCACAGTAATCTTCATTCGTCGGTCGTTGTTCATGGTTGTGGGTCTGGATATTTGATTTCGCAGTCTTCGCAGATGTACCCGTAAAGCCAATGATAAACTTTACGGCGACCGCATTTGCACTCGTCGTCGATTGAGGATTCTGGTTTAAGGTCACAATTTGTGATCTTGCGGCGGTAGGTTCCGTTGCGGACAATTGAAGGCGTCATCCAATCTGAAACGTACACAGGCAACCAGTGGTCTTCACCGACATACACTTCATCACCGTCCTGTAGTTTATCGCCCTCTCTCAGGAGGACGTGGTAATCTGGTACGGTGTCTTCTTTAAGGTCGCAATCTGCGACCTTACGGCGGTACAAATCAATGTATTCCACTTCTATCCCCATAGCTTTTACTATGCTCGTTTCTTTCCATTCGCCAACTTGTTCGTCAAAGAACTCATCGCCTTCTTGAATTAACTCTCCTTTTTTAAGAACGCGGTATTCTGGTACGGTGTCTTCGTCAAGCGGACCCCAAAAGTCTTCGTACGACTCACCGCCGCCGACATGTTTAGTTGGTGGCTCTTCATCTTCACCACGAATCCATTTAAGGATGTCGTTCATGAACTCCTCATTAAGCTCAAACCCACCTACTTTCGGAGAACCTTCCTCAGTTTCGTCGGGTCGCTTGTTCCTGTCATCCTGTAGCTTGCCACATACCTCTGCATCCATGAGGATGTTCGCGCTACAGGCAATGTGTGCCAGATGCGTGATACCGGATTCAGGGTCCAGTGATTCACCGTCACGCCATGCGTTAAGGTGGCGGAGGATTGCGTTGACATAAGTGCTGGCACAAACGCCAGTCTCGCGCCAGTTCCACGGACCGTACTTGTCTGCGCCCAACTTGTGGACCCATGAAGTCTGCTCCATTGCATACGGTGGGACTAATCCCAATGGGGCTTTAAGGGAGCCCGCTTGCCCTTTGGGGTCATTGTATTGTTTCATAGTGCCAGTTCTGCTTTTCTATTTCTGATTGCTGTATCGAGATCGTTAATCTCCTTGGTCAGTTCCGGCGTGTTGGGCCAGTTCTCCTTCTTGAGTTTCCGGAAGTACTCGCTCTTCAGAGCCTTCAGTACTGTGTCCTGCTTTTCCTTTTCGGAAGATGTCGTCGAAGTTTTCATAATAAGTGGTTAGGTCTACTTTGCGAGGGGTGCTCCCCTTTCCTGCTCCTACGGTATTAATCATGGCGACCAACCACCTACCCGACAAAAGACGGGGTGTCAATTATTTTTTATTGGAAAAGTTCGTCCTCCAAAAGGACTACCAGTTCCTTAAAGGTCTGAGCGGAATCAACGATGGTGTCGTCCGGCAAATCAAACTCTTGACCGACCATGTCACGGAACACCTCAAACTCGTCTGGTTCAAAGAACGCCTCAAGCTCTGCTGCCATAGGCAGTTTCATTTTGTAGCGGAGGATGTCCTCAAGGATAGCCGTGAGGGCGTCGATGATGTATGTGCGGTTCATGGTTCAGTGTCCCTATAGTATCGGGAAATTAGAGCGGCGTCAACTATTCCGTCATGGGGGGTTTTACTGCGGCTTGACGCAAGCCATTTTTCTTTCGGCCACAGATCGTTGGCTTTCTTGAGCGCAGCCACTTTGGTCATGCCCTTCGCAAGTCTCTTGCCGAGCATGACATCCTGCCACTCCTTAACCTGTATCCTGCGCACTGCATACTGTTTCGCTTCGCACGCGCCTATGATCTTGCCGAACGAGATGCTCATGGACCGCATCGCTTGCGAGGATTTAGCGTGTTTCAAAGGCTCTTCGATGCAGACAACAAGATTCTTGCAATAGGGTTGGAGCCACCACAGCACAGCATAGACATCGACTTCGGTCTTGCCGTCGAACGTATTGGTGGGCATTGCTGTGTACGCAATAACGTCGCCACTCCAGTTGCTGACGGCGCATAAGCCACCGCTTATTCCGTTGTCAATTCCGACAATGACGGTGTCCTCATTCCTCTCCATAAAGCGCGGTCTCCAGTAGTTCGTCTAGTGATCCTTCCTCGTACATGTCCCTAAACAGCTGCTTCGCATTGGGCGTGAGTTGGGTAATGATTCTTCCGTCGGTCATTGTAGATAAAAGGAACATGATGTATGGCCTACCTGCACTGTCCAGTTGGGCGATGGCATCCTCAACGTTGTCCAATGAACCGCCCTCGAAATCTGCGTCAATCATCGTCAGCCTCCTCCGCGTCTATGACCACAGAAGTAGAGCCGCCGTTTGTTGCCTTGCTGTTGTTGAGGATCGAGACGTCAATGGTAAGCGAACCGGACCCACCGCTGCCGCCTTTCGGATTGAGGCCGAGGTTGCGCCGGATGAGCTGGTCAAGTTCGGACAGTTCGCGCACAGTCCTCGGACCGCGCACATTCATCAGGTTATCACGCAGCATCTTGATTGCGCTCGCTGCAACGTACGCTTGGTACTTGTCCGCCGGACTGGATTGGTTCTCTGCCACTTCTAGCAAAGCCTGTTGCTCCATGTCTCGTGCCGCCAGTTTGGCATCGGCGATCACCGAATCAGTGGAGTCTTCAAGGTTCTTCGCAAAGGGTTCGGCATCGGTGTCGGGCTGCTCGACGACCACATCTTTGAGCCAACGGCAAACAGTATCGAAGCTAACGTCGAGCTGTTCGGCGATGCGGGTCTTCATCACGCCCTGCTGGAAAAGCTCCGTAGCGCGTTGCATCTTGGCGGCTTTTGCTTGCCGACGTTCGCCTCGCGCTACCTTTAGCTTTTCGGTGTACGTTGGTTTCTTATCTTTAGCTGGCATGTGTGACGCTAGATAAGACTGGTAACTAATCCTTGTCAAACCTTTTTTGTTACTGTAGTTTTCGGTTATGGGCCGACCGAGAAAATACGATCCCGACAAGTTAACGACCTCAGTACTCGAACCGAGAATTGATCCCGCCACAAACAAGATGGACGTCGGGGGTTTCCTAATTCCGATCACCAATACGATTACCGCATTGTTGTGGGGCTTCGCTAACCACCCGTCCAATAAGGCCAAAGAGTTCTACTTCTGGCGGGTTGCTGATCTATTGTGGAATAGAGACGACCTACCGGAGCACATGTTTCTCAAGCATCCTTGGGCAGAACAGATCATCCGTGAGTGCATCGAGAACAAGTACCTTGCAGTAGGTGGTGCTGCGTCGAGCGGCAAGAGCCACACCCTCGCTGGCTATGGCATCATCACATGGTTAGCGAAGCCGCGAGACACCCTTGTTCTGATGACCAGCACCACTTTGCGGGAAGCTCGTAAGCGGATCTGGGGTTCGGTTATCTCGTTGCTATCCGTCATTGACGGAGCCCCGATCAATATTCGGGATTCAATCGGATCGGCAAACTACATTGATGAGAACGGTCAGACCTTCGATAGGGCTGGTCTCTCCCTCATTGCGGCGGAGAAGAGCCGTACGCGAGAGGCGATCGGCAAGTTCATCGGTCTTAAACAGAAACATGTGTTGCTGATCGGCGACGAGTTGGGCGAACTTAGTGAGGCTATCCAGCAAGCCGCTCTTGCCAACTTGAGCAAGAACCCCCGATTTGAGTTCAAGGGTCTATCCAACCCCGCCAGTAGGTTTGATTCGTTCGGTATCTGGTCTACGCCAAAAGGCGGTTGGGAGTCTATAACACCGGAAGTAGACGACGAGTGGGTCACAAAGTGGGGCGGTAAGTACATCCGACTCGACGGCGAACGCAGTCCCAATGTGGCGGCTGGCTACACGGTCTACCCATTCCTGCCGACGACCGAGAAGATTGCGGAGGATAAGGCACTGTTGGGCGAAACCAGTAGGGCCTACATGCGAATGGTGCGTGCCGTGTTCTTCGACAGCGATGAGGCAGAAGGTATCTACGGCGAGTCCGAGATCCTGAAGGCTAGTGCCATGAAGCGTACGGAGTTTGTCGGGCCTACTACCTTGCTTGCTGGAGTGGACCCTGCGTTCACCAACGGCGGCGACAGAACGATCCTGTACACAATGAGGGTTGGTCAGTTCACGGACGGACAGTACGGCGCACAGTTCGAGGAATACTACCATCTGAATGACGACGCTACCAATAAGGCGGTGCCGAGGACGTACCAGATTGTCCACCAAATTAGAGACATGTGTAAGAAGTTAGGGATCAAGCCGGAGAACGTAGCGGTTGACTCGACTGGTGCTGGCTCTCCGTTCTGTGACGTGCTTGCCGGAGAATGGTCGGATCAATTCCTGCGCGTCCAGTTCGGCGGCAAGGCTTCGGACAGACGGGTGAGTATGAACAGCAGACTTACAGGCGAGGAGCTGTACACCAACCGCGTGTCGGAGCTTTGGTTCGTCGGCAAAGAGTTCCTACGTACCCAACAGCTGCGCGGCATCTCGGATACGCTGGCAAAGGAGATGTGCGTTCGCCGCTACGAGATGGTCAAATCCGGTACCCTGCGAGTCAAAGTCGAAACCAAAGCCGAACTCAAGCAACGGATGGGGCAGTCACCGGACATTGCGGATGCCGCCTTTATCACGCTCGATCTCGCAAGGCAGCGGCACGGACTCTTTGCGGTGGACCCACCCAAGAAGACGGAGGCAGGTCTGTTCGGCGCGTCGATGCCGAGAACTTTAAAGGATCTTGACGTAGTCAGTAGGTCGAAGCACGCCCATCTGGTGTACGATTAACGCAAGTAAGTTGCAATATAAGCAACTTTGTTGTCGGCGAACGACGACAGCGGCGAAATGTGGTCGATCGGGTACAGATTTGCCCAACCATAATGCAAGTGAATTGCAGGAGACGCACGTCAGAAAAGTTTGAAAAGTTCTAGGAAGTGTGGTAATTCATAATAATTCAGTAATTCAATCAATATGAATTAATGAGTTATTATGAATTACCTAAAGGCTAGAGAATTATATATGGGCCTTTAGAAAAATCAGTTTTACATTTTTTCGCTGACCCTCTGCCAAGCGGGCCAGAACAGTTCGTCCAAAGCGCGAACGATCGGTTCTTGGTTGTAGGTATCGCTGTATGCGACACCTGACAGGTACAGCGCAGCCTCGACCATCTCGTGGCGCAGCGTCTCCTTAAAGAGCTTCGCATCCTGTATCGTCTTCCTGTCCAGCTCAATGACTTTGCTGTCCGGTATGTACTGACCGTACGTGTCTTCCAGATCCTTGACCTTAATCGGTATCCTGTATCCGGCGATGTGCACACTTTTGAGCATCAGGCAAAAGGGTACAGGATAAAGGGTACAGGGTCCAGTTCAATGTCAGAAAATTATTGCTTGATTTCTTGACAAAAATAAACCAGTATCTCCCTCGTGCCCGCTCAATTCAAACGAACCCCCGACGGTAAGATCAAATACCACGGTGAATTGTTTTCCGGTTTCAACAAGCCGAGAAAGGCCCCTGCTGGAGACCCTAAAAAATATGTCGTGTTGGCGAAGAGCGGAGACAAGGTGCGCAAACTGAAGTTCGGTCAACGCGGATACAAGGATTTCCTGCAACACAAGAGCGAGAAACGTCGCGCTAATTTCAAGTCTCGGATGAACTGTTCGTCCGAGAAGAACAAACTAACGCCCAAATGGTGGGCATGTAACTACAACTGGTAATCATTATGAAATTAGGGTATAAATCACAAGAGCAATTAGCGGCAGAACGCTCTGTTCGTGAAGCTAAAAGAGAAGAACGCGAGCAGAAATACGGAGAATTACAACCCGACGCTGAAGAGAAAAAGAGAATAGACTCGGCGGAAATGGCCGCTAGGGCTGCGGATGTGGCTAAACGTGCAGCTCAAGCTGGGGGCGCTACTGATGAGCAAGCTATGGCAGCTGGTGAAGCAGCTCGCTCGTTCTCTCAAGCCACACCAGCTGAACGTTATTTTGCTGAAGCCCGTAGGCGAGATAAAGAAATGTTGGGCGGCTTTAAGACTTACGGCGACAAAGCACGCTTTGACCAGATGAACGCCGTGCGTAAACTTCAAGGTAGAGAAGCACTAGATGCTGACCCTTTGAAGCAGTTCGATAAAGACATGAGTAAGTCGATGGCTTTTGGTGCGGAGAGTTCCCTCAACACACCGGAAGGCCGCCAACGCGCCATGAAAGCTGGTGTTAAAGCTGGACTGTCTTTCAATGACGCCGACGCTGCTGTTCAAGGTGCCTTTAAACGACTGCAAGAAATTGGCAAACGAGATAAAGTGCCGATTGTAGTGCCGCCCCTGCTCGCTAGACCGGAAGATAAAGGCACCACTACTACTGCCGAGTCGACGCCTAAACCACCTGTTGAGGTCACACCTACCCCCGTTAAACCAAGCGCAGTTTCTGAGGTGTTTCTTGGGGAGAACCAAGAAGGCGCAGAAGGTAGCCCAACAAGAGGTGTTATACGTGGCACTAAAGCAGGCGCAACTATTTATGGGGCTCTTGAAAAGAAAGTTGGTGGGGCTAAAAATATCGTCGAGGAGTACAATAAGTCCGGTATTGGATCTCGTCTAGATGATCTTAAAACGTCCGCCGCCGATACTACTAAGACAGCCGAAAGAGCTGCCGCTAGAATGCAAAAGTTTGAAGATACGTGGAAAGGCAAATCCCCTAAAGCCGGAAGCGCGTCGGAGAGGGCAGCAGTGAGCGAATACAATAACCTCAAAGAACGCCTAGATACGGCTAAAGGTAACCAAGCTGCGTCAAACAAGCTCGCACAAGAGGCTTCTGAAGCCGCATCAAAAGCCGCAGCTGCCGAGAAAGTAGTCGGCGGTATTGGTGGTAAAATAGTTGAAGCTGGAGAAAAAGTCGGGAAGTTCTTCGGACCCCTTGCCAAAACACTTGCTCCTGTTGCTAGGGTTGCTAGGCCACTTGCTCCTGTTGCTAGGATTGTTGGTAGAGCTGCTGGTCCGGCGTTTGAGCTTTACGACGCTGCTAAATACTTTACAGGCGATGAGGGTGAAAAAGCTAAATACGCAGAGAGTGCCGCGACTCTCGGTAGTAGACTCTTCACTCCTAAATCAGGAGGTGAGTTTCTAGGTGCTGTTGGTGATGTACTTAGCCCCACTAAAAACGTACTTGGCGTAGTTGAGTCTGGTAGACAACTTAGTAGGTCCAGTAGGGACGCCCGTGAATCTGAAGCCGCAGCTGATACCGCCCAAAAACTTTTCGATGCCCGCCAAGCTGCCCGTAGAGCAGACTACACGGACGAACAATTCAAAGCTCTATCACAGAAGGAGAGAACAGACTATCTGAAGAAACTTAGAGAGCGCGTCAAAGTTAAGTAATTATGGCCCAATACGAAGAAACCGAAGAAGACGAGTTCTCATATGAGAGAGATGTGGAGCCGATGGTCGGTAGCTACTTCAAGTCCTTGCAATCTAGTGGTATTGATTTCAATACTCAGGTTCGTATGGCTGAATCCGAGCGCAAGAGACTTGAGACGAATCTTTTTAATGAGGCAGCTGTCCGTGCAAACGCACAAAAAGTTGAGATCACTCGCCTCCAACTAGAGAGTGCTAGGCGCGAATCTTCTTCTAAGATCGGCAACATGCAGAGGGTTGCTGAACTCCAGTCGATTCTATCCAATGCAATGAGCGATAAGGTCTCCGATGACGAGAGGCCAAAACTTGTTAGCCGGATCGGAATCCAGTATGCCCCACTGATTGGAACGAGTGAGGTAGCTAAGACGATGTTCACCTCCGCACAAAAAGGCGTAACTGGTTCGACTCGTAAAGCGAGCACAGACCAATTCCAAATGACTAAAGGGTTTATGGACGACCTCGATAAGGTTAAACTCGCCAAAGACTATTATGGTAAGCCGATAGATGAGTTCGAAGATGAAGGCAGTCTCGGTATGGTATCTACTGTCATTGATCTCTACGGAACCCCCGAACTCCAAACCCAAGCGGCAGAAGCTACTGCAAAAGAAAAACTTGGCATTGCACGTAAAATCCGTACAGACTACTACAAGTCCGTGATGAAAGGACAGTCGGCACCGCAAGGTACCACAACGCAAAGCCCTAGATCTCTGTTCAAAAAATCTCCTACCGTGAACCCGCTACTGGGAACACCACCTTAAACAACACAACACCAAACTAAATTCCCACCATGCTGGAAATTAAATCATACGACGACTGGACCGAAGAGGAAGAAGAACTCGCGGAAGATCCCATAAGCAACATTAAGAAGTACACGGATTACGTCCGGCTGAACTATTCCAAAGCCGGTATCCTGAATCCTGAAACCGATAGCGAAATCGCTGCCGGAGTACAAGACAGGCTTAACGAGGAAGTCTTTACCGAAGACATGACCGAAGAAGACCGTAACGGAATCTTCTCTAGTATTGTCGGACCGGATAAGAACGATGATGCGGATGCGCGTTTTGTGTTGGACTACTTGAAGGCCGAAGGGCAACAGGACGATGCTCGCGTACAGAATCTCACGCAATATCTCTCGATGAAACAACTTGCACCTGACCGTGCAGAAGAGTTCCGCCAGCCTGTAGCTGACATCATCGGCGACCGCAAGCTAGTTCGTGACTCTCGTGTCGCGGCTGCTGATCGCGGTGACTTCAGCGTTGTTGCCATCGAGGAAGACAACGGAGACCGCACTTTCTATTCCGGCCCTTCGGCGAAACCCGAAAAGGTATCCGGCGAAATTGACTCGCTTATTAAAGCCGGAGCTATTAGTACTTCTGATTTGTCCAGTATTTCCGGCTATGTCAAACCAATTAACGGCGGGCTTAGTACTACATCCGAAGCGACACGGTATGATATTTTCAGAAGTACC